CCCACCAAGCTCTTGCGCTTGTCGGTGTAGGGGTCCACAATCAGCACGGGGGTGCCCCAGGTGGCCAAAACAAGCCCTTCGGAAAAGTCGCCAAAAATCAAAGGCAGTTCGTCGCTTCCGGCTCCAATTTTGGGCACCAGGTTGGAAGCAAAGAAGTCGTAGCCGTTGGCCGTTTTGGGCTGGGGCATAATGAGCCCTTCCAATACCATGCGGCCGCTACCGGCGTCAATTTTGGTATTTTTCAAAAGGCCCTGGGTTTCAAAGCGGCCAAGGTACACGGCACGGGGGTCGAGGGCGTCCCGTCCAGCCAGGCCAACTTCGCCCGCAATAAGGCTAGCATAAGCGGCAGCTTTGGAAAAAGGCACCTGCAAGATGGTGTTAATATCCGCAGGGGTGGCGCTTTTGGGCGTTGACAAAATACCGGTAGGCTCGTTTGCTCCGCCGCCGATAATGGCAGCTTTGTCAAAAAGGCGGTCCAAAGCCTGGCGCATACGGGTAGCCATCCAGCTTTCCACGTCAATAGTTGACTGCGCCAAAAGCATACGGCTGGTTGCTCCACCTGCGCCCATTCGCTTGGGGCTAAGCCCACGGGCGGCCAGGGTGACGTCCTCGTAGGCAATCTCCCCCGTTTCGGTAGCCCATGCACCGTTCCAGGTGGCATTTTCAACGGGGTAGCTCATGTTGTCTTGCAGGCCGGTAATTACACGGGCGCCGCAGCGTGCCACCACGGGATTAGGCAGGAAAAGGTCAATAAGCGTGCCCACCGAAGTTTGCACGGTCTTGCCGCCTTTGGTGCCGCTGTCGCCGGTCACGGACTGGTTGCGCAGCTGGCGAAGGTCCTCCATCATTGAAGGCGGAAAGTAGAAGGCAGCACGGCCGTCTTCGGTCAAAAGCCCTGCGCTGCGCAGTTCCCTTTCGCCTTGGTTAAAGATTTCACCTTCCAGGCCGTCCGGCTTTGCCCATCCTGCCGCAATTCGGGCAGCACGGACCAAAGAAAAGCCATGCAAGGCTTCACGGTCGCGGGCGGTCATGCCGCCGCCGCTGGGGGCTTGGGGTACTTGGCGGGCGTCGGGCACCATCCGTACTTCTACGGGTTCAGCTGCGGGTGCAGCGGGCGCGGTGACTGCGGGTGCAGCAGGGGCAGGGTTTGAAGGGGTGGTAGGTTCCATTTGTTCAGCGTTTAGAAGGTCGCGCAGCCCTACCGCCGTGGTAGGGTTTGCAGGGAAAGCCGTAAGACTTACGTCAAAGATATTGGAAAAAGCCAAAATGGTGCGCACCACGGGCTTTTGATTTTTGTCAATGTGCTGCTTTCCAATGGTGAAACCAAAGGAGGCTCCCGAAACGTCACCGCGTTGGATAAGTTCCTTTGCATCCCGCCCCAGCTGGGTATTGGGCAGCGGCGCTTCAAAGTAAAGGCCGTCTTCCCTGGCCTCCAGTTTCAGGGTTCCTTTTCCCTTGTTGCTGCGGGCCAGCACCTGGTTTGTATCGTGCCCCCACAAAAGGCGCACGTCAAAGTCGTGGACGTTGGAAAAAGCCCCGCGCTCTACCCTTTCGATATAAGCGAAGTCACCCTGGCCGATTTGGTAGGGTTCAAAGGTTGAAGCATAGCCCGTTACCACGTTGCCGCTGGCCCTTTCTTCCAAGGCTAGGGTGGCTATCCGTACTTCTTTAGTCGGTTCCATCTTTGTTGATTTTTCCGTTGTTAACGTCACCAATAGGCGCCAGGTTAAGGGGTTGCTTTAGCTCGTCCGCTTCGGGTCCGTAGTAGGGCAGCCCTTCTTCCTTTCGGCCTTCGTTTTGGGTCATTACGCCCGCATTGATAAGGCTCACAATCCGCTGTGTGCGGGCCGTGCTGTCGCCCCGCATCCATTCGTTGAGGTCGAATTTCAGCCAATAGCTACCGCCCAGCTTTTTGGTCAGCTCGTTTTCAATATTGGCGCACATAGGGGCCAGGCATTGTCGTACAAAGCGCAGGGCGTCTTGCTCGGCGTTGGTCCCGGTTTGGGTGCCCACATAAAAGCCCACCATGGAGGGGGGCACGCGAAAAATCCGGCAAATTTGCTCTGTGCTAAATTTTTGGCTTTCGATGAATTGCAGGTCCGCGTTGGAAAGCTGGATAGTCTTGTATTCGGCGCCCTCGGTCAGCACGGCAGTTTTGCCAGCGTTCAGGCCCCGCACCTGCTCATCGAACTGGTCCCGTAGGTTTTTAATACGGTCTTTATCCCGTATGGTGGTGGCCAGGGAAAGCACGCCTCTGGGGGTGCCGCCGTTGGTCATGAAGGCGCCCTGGTGCTGGTCCGCTGCTATACTGGTGCCTATCACTTCACGGGCGTAGGTAATGGGTGAAACGCCCCGTATTCCATCCACCGTGTACTGGCGAATATGCACGATTTGCCAGGCTCTAAGGTTAATAAGCGGCTGGCCGGGCTGGGTAACTTGGTAGGTCAAAACGGCATCGCTATCTTCCCAAACGGCCACCCATTCGTGGCGCAGTAGGCGAATACCTGCAAGCCGTCCGCCCTGGTAGATGGGAAGTAAAAAGGCTTCACCCTTAAGCAAAAGATTTTGAACTATCCCAAATTTCAGGGTGTAGCCCGTGAGGTCCACATTGGGGTCCTCGTTCAGGTAAAATTGCAGTTCCGTGCTCACCTGCTTAAGGGCGCCGCTTACCTTTTGCATGGTGTAAATGGGAAGACTGGCCACCGTGGCGCCTATAAGGTCCACGCACCCGTAGACGGCGGAGCTTTCCAGGGCGCTGTAAGGGGTTACCAGCTTGCCGCTGGCGGTCTGTCCACCGCCCAGCATTTGCACCAGCCAGGCTTTGGGCGCCACTATCCCGGATAAAAGGCCGTCAAATAATCCCATAAGCCAAAGGTAGTTTTAATCCCCCAAAATAAAATCAATGTCGTTGTAAACACTATCCGTGCTTTCCGCGTGGATATAACCAGCCCAGGCGGTGCAAAGGGCTGCAACCCCGTCAATTTTTTCCGTGCTTTTGCCCTTGTGAAATACCCAGCCGCCTTTGCTGTCCTCAAATAGGTGGGTGTTGCCCACCATCCATGCCATTACCGGGCTGCCGTCATGGCTAAAGCCTTTTGCGCCGTTGGCGTGGCTGTAAATCTGTTTCATTGGTCCGTCCAAAAATTGGGTGGTTTGCCTCACCCCTACGGCGTAGTCCTTCCCGAAGCGGTCGTTTATGGCTTCGATGATTTCATGCGCGCTCCATGGGTCAAAAAGCACTTTCACGGGGCGGTATTCGTCTATTAGCTGGGTTATCGCTTCCATCCGCTGGCGGACCGTTGAAACTTTGCCGGGGGTCACGTCCACCCATCCATCGCGCACCCATTCCCTGGTCAGGTCCGGGTAGGCGTTTTCCCTTTTGGCCCAGCCGTGCTGGGTTATGGAAAAAATCATTTTTGCCCACTTTTCCCTTGTTTCAGGGTTCACGAACAAAAGGCCGTAGGCTGTGAAGTCATTGACGCTAGCATAGTCCACCCCTAGGTAGCAGTCCCAGGTGGCCAGGTCCGCGGGCTGGGGGCCTTTGAGCTTTTGGTACTGCCACCCAGGCACCCAGCTGGCAGCGCTGCCCGCCCAAATGTTAAGATGCAGCTTTTGGAAGGAAGCCAGGCTGGCATCGTCCGTCTTGGCCTTGGCTGCCATTCGCTCCATGTAATCCAGGCGGACCGTGTGCCCTAGGCTGGGGTTTGCCTTTTTCCAGGTCTTCTTGCTAAAGGGGTCGTCTTCCTCGCTGGCGCAAAAAATCATGGGGTATAGGTAGGGGTCTTCCAGCTTGCCTGCGGCCACATTGCGGGCGTGGGTTGAAAGGGTATGCCCAAAGGTGTAGGAAGTGCCCGCCGTGGTTATACAAAGCATTTGGCTGTCCCTGGCGGCCATGGAAGTAGAAAGGGCTTCATATAGTTCCGGCCCCCTGGTTTCGCTCCACGCCAGCAGCTCGTCCGCGCAAATAAGCGAAGGGTTTAGCCCCAGGTTGCTTTTACCGTCACTTGCCAATATCCGCACCTCACCGGGCCGCGCCTTTAGCCGTATCACCCTGCGGTAGGCTTCCAGGTGCTGCTGTAAGCGCGGGCTAAGGGCTATCATATCATACAGATATTTAAACAAAATGGCCGCTTGCTCACGGGTGGCAGCAGCCATAACTACCTGCGGGTTTTCGGTGGTAAAAAGGTGGCAAACAACTAGGCAGGCCAATGTGAAACTTTTGCCATTTTTTCGTGGTATTTCTACCCACAAATTAGGGTATTTCCGAAAGCCATTTTTGCCCTGGGTTGTGACGGCATCAATTAACTTCAATTGCCACGGCAAAAGCTCCACGGGCTGGCCGTGCTTCGGGCCTTCCGTTACAACGCAACTTTCCTGGATAATTTTAACGTAGCGTTTGCCTAGTGCATTCATGGTTCCCAAATTTCAACCTGGCTTCCTGCCTGCCGCTGGGTTATGCGCAGCGCCCTGTGAATAGCCACCAGGGTTTGGGTGGCCTGTCGGTGAATAGCTACGGCAGGATGGGGCGCCCAGCCGTACTTGCCAGCCGTCACCACGCCCTCGGCCTCAATCAGCTGGGCGGCTAGGCGCTGGACGTTGCGGTGCTGGTCCGCCATGGCCAGCAGTTCTTCCGTGGTAATGTTTTCGGGAAATTCGTTTTTAGCCATTTTGCGGGGCTTTCTCGGTTAAGGTGGTACGAAGGTATGCCAAAGGTAAAAAAGTGCGTCCTATGGCCTGTTTTAGGGGTCAGGAAAAGCAAGGCGGGGTATTCCTTTC